ATTCTAATCTTTCCTAAATGCTGACTTAAACTTTCTTGGGGCTTTAATGACCCTCTCTACTGCATCAGAAATCATAATGATTAATGCGCTTTCATCCTTTACTTTGGAACTTTCAGTTAGGAATACGCTTGGCCCTTCAGCCCTTAGATAATAGAAATCACCTTCATCATTTTCCTCCATTAGGATTTGAAAATACTCTCTTTGTTTTGTGTTGGGATTTCTAACACTTATCTTAATTTCTAGCAGTGCTGGATTATCTCTTATGTATCTCTCCTTAACTACAATGTTAGCCTTTCTCGGTTCACCTTCTCTTGCAGGGGTTTTTATCGAACCAAAATATTGTAAGCCCACTGCTCTAACAGATGCTCTTAGTCTTTCAACAAACTTATCAACATCTTCTACAATCAAGTTCTCGCCTTGTTCATTTAGTATTTTTATTATACTCCACCAACTCATGTTACCACCTTTTTAGAATATTTTTCCATTCTCTTTCTCCGTAGTCTGTGAACATCTTAGCAATGCCCCAAGCATCACCATATCTTTCTCTAAACTGATTAACCATTTCTTCGGGTATATCTTCGTGTGAATCTAAAGTGAATATCTTTTTATTTTTATCAACCCACTCCTGCTCAAAACTTTTATCTTCACCTGTAAATCTAAAACCAGCAATCTTAGGCCTACCACGAATCTCATTCTCTCTTCTCATTTTTATTTTAGCCCAAGAAGAACCGTGTTCCTTATGTTTGGGAGTATTTCTCCTATATTGGGGATGAATCCATGTTCCTCCTAATATAACATAATCTTCTTTATCAATCATTCCCGTTACGCCGACTAATTTATTGTCAATTACTCTACCATAATATTTCATTCCTTCAGTGTAAAAGTCCGGTAGTCTACCTTTTCGTGGGTTATAGCCCGACCTGCCTCGCCAATCTTCTTTGAAGCGAGCAATAACCTCATCTTCATTAGAAAACTCAACGACCTTATCAGACATATTATCACCTAAAGTTAGCCTTAATCACATACACATGCTCTGTGCTAATTCCGTATGCTTTGCTAATACTATCAAATGAATTGATTGTATTGACAATGCCGGTTATTTCGCTGGCTGAAATATCCAAGTTGTAGTCCTTTTCCATCTTGGAAATCATAGAATCCAAATGGTCTATATCATCCAGCCTCTTGAATGAATG